TTAGTTGCTCTGCACACTGAAGGATGAGAGGGAGAAGGTGCCCGTATTGACATTCCTAATCCCAAGCTGTGTTCCGTGGTTGTCTATCGGTCCACCCGTTGTTCCACCGCCAGGGATCGTAACGGTAATGACTGTTCCACTCACAGCAATGGTGAAGTTACCTGTGTAAGGACCGGTGAATATTGCGGAACCCACCGGCGCGAACACACCTGCTACACCATCAAAGGCTTGAATTGAGCCAGAGGAGGAATTGATATTGACTGCCGTGTAGTTATTGGCATCCGTATAGCGAAGCAAGAACTGACAGATGGTAGCGGTGCAAGTCGAGACATCGGCACGAATCACGTAATCGGACGCGCCGGGCGTAATGAGCGTGCCGCTGTTGCTAGCACTGGATGTGATGCCTCCACCAGATCCCGTATAGGAGAAATCTCCGGTACCAGCCAGTGTCCAAGGCCCAGCGCATCCGTTGGTGCAGGTTGCTGGTGTGGTTGTTGCCAGATTACCCGACGATTCCTCGTTGAAGGTCGTATCGATGAAGGTCGTTGTAGTGGGATACTTGTTGGTGAAGCAGTCGCCATTCTCCACGGTCGGCACAAACCCAGCGGCCAGCAAGCGATTCGGACCTGCATAGTTGCTGCAAGTCAAAAACGGGAAAGTAACAGAACTGGAGAAGAACGACCCACTGTTCGCGGGGTTGTCATCCCAGTTGATACCGCTGCTCGACAGGCTTGGCGCTGCCCCGCCTATGAAGGATACGACGTTGCTGAAGCTGGAAGACTGCGTGTTCAGGTCCCAGTTACGGAGTCCTAGAGTGCCTGGGGTTACGACGTTGTGCGTCACTAATGGCCAGTTGACTCCTGGATTAGTGATCTGCAATCCATCGATCTGAAGGTTCTTATAGTTAGAAGTTATATTGAAATTGTAAGGTTGCGAGAAGTCGTTGCAACTTCCATCAGTTTGAACCTGCCATCCGTTGATGCGTACTGTGCCAACGTTGCCATTGCCCACAGTGATCATTGAAGCTATCTGGGCCGTGTTGCCACAAACACTACCTATGGTGTTACTGACCTGGATTCGGTCGATCAACTCGGTTGCACTGTACAGACGAAGACCGAAACTGCTGCCGGTGATGTTGTTGTCATCGAGTATGCCGTCGGTGATCGGTCCCCACTTTATATAGGTCGGGATACTCGGAGAGTAGATGTCTTCGCTTCCAGTACGATTGCTGTCCTCGGCGTTCAGGGGAAGCGAATCATCTCCTGCAATGATCCGATTGTTCGAGATGACGAAATGCTGAGCTGGACCAACTACATGAGGACCGTCTGTGTTCTTACGTCCCACAATAGGAGTTGGCTGGTGGACGAAGTTGTTTGCGACTCTGAAGTTGGAGTCGTTGGTAAAGAGCATCGACCATGCTCCAGTGTCATAGACTTCGTTAGCCTCAACAGTCAACCCATTCACACCTGCGAAGGCCAGCCCGAAGACCAGGAAGTTTGTAGTCGGATTGGATGTATGAGCGGTGCCCAAAACGTTGCTGCCAGTTTCTGCTTGAATCGAATTTGCATTCAGTTGGCAGCCGCTTATCTTGATATCCTGATCGACCTGGTTGCTTACAAGAAATCCACCCGTTCCGCTGCTGGTTGTCGGCGCATTCTGGTGAGCATTATGCATGACTGGTGTATTCGTAGCGGGCTGCATAATGAAGCCGTACTGCGGCGCAACGCAGTGGATCGTTGTGTTGCCCGAAATGACGAGGCTCGTGCTCAAGGCGTAGCCGCTGTCGACCTCCAGGTCTACATTGCCTCCTGCGATAGCTGTGTTGATTGGGCCCGCAGAATCCATCGTCCCACTCGCCGAGCTACCTGGGACCACGGCGACTCCGCCGGTCACTCCCGATAGTGTCGAGGTGTAGATCACCTTTGTAGACCCACTGCTACCTGACGAGCCATCTGCTCCCTGTGGGATGCCGAAGTTGAACACAGCGGAATTAGAGCTCCCTGCGTTGACAACAGTCGGAGTAGAACCCGCTGGCAGAGAAGCTACAGTTCCGACCGCGATAGTTGACGACGTTCCAGCAGCGCCCGTTGCACCCTGAGCACCTGTTGCTCCTGTTGCTCCTGTTGCTCCTGTTGCTCCTGTTGCTCCTGCTGCGCCTTGGGCACCAGCAGGGATACCGAAGTTGAGTATTGCGGCGTTCGCTGTACCACCGTTGACTACGGTTGGTGTTGTACCGGCGGTGAGGGGGGTGACCGTTCCAACGGCAACGGTCGCAGCCGAGCCAGCGCTGCCAGTCGGACCCGTGTTGCCCGTAGGTCCAGTCGCCCCGGTGGCACCGGCTGGAATGCCGAAGTTGAGGACCGCTGCATTTGCCGTACCGCCGTTGACCACCGTCGGTGTTGTACCGGCGGTGAGGGGGGTGACGGTACCGACGGCTACCGTTGCTGCCGTACCAGCCGCGCCGGTTGCTCCTGTGTTGCCAGTCGCGCCCGCCGTTCCGGTTGGGCCTGTCGGGCCTGTGGCTCCAGCCGCCCCCGCCTGTGCGAGCAGTTGCCACTTGGTGCCATCGGTGCCGGGCGTGACATTGGTTGTTGTAGTGATCGCAATATAGGAAGAACCGTTGAAGCTCACTGCGTCATCGAGAACGTACGTCGTAGAACCTGACCACGCGCCCAACCAAGTGGTAGACCCGCCCGAATTTCCCTGAGGGCCGGTGGCCCCAGCCGCGCCGGTATCACCCTTGACTCCCTGAGGTCCAGTCGCGCCGGTTGTACCTTGAATGCCTTGTGGTCCAGTATCGCCGGTTGGTCCAGCGGGTCCGGTGGCTCCGGTCAATCCAATCGGACCTTGAGGGCCAGTAGCTCCAGTTGCACCTTGAGGGCCAGCCGGACCCTGAGGGCCGGTAGCGCCAACGCCGCCATTGCCGCTGCCGGTAACCAGAACAAATTGCCCACCGACGCACATGTAGAGAAGACCGCCGTCAAAATTCTGGACGTAGAACGAGGGACTCACGCACACACTAGGAGGCGCGGCGGTGCCATAGGCGACCTGGATCGGCTCAACGTTCGTGGTGTGCGCGGGTGGCGCGTATGCGTCGAGCGCCCAGGTCGCACCTGTGATGTTTGGGACGGCCTGGAGCGTAAAGGCCCTCTGTGAGGCCGTATTGATGATCTGGATCGAGTACAGCAGATTAGGCGTGGATGTCAGTGCTGCGTCGGGAACCTGACACGTACCAGTGATTGCACCCGCAGTGATCGAGCATGAGAACGCATCCGGGGAGTTCAGCCCATCGCCGCCGCCGGTATCGAAAGCGATAGGAATACCCGCGAGGTTTACGGGAGTGAACATGACAGTTCCGACCGGGATTACCTTGCCCCCCATCTTGATAGAAGTTGCGGTGATAGTGGTCATCTGTGCAGAGGCAAGAGATGTCATGCCGATCACGCACAGGAGTGTTACGGCTGCTTTGAACAGTCGATTCATTGGTGCTCCTAATTGAAACGTCTAGAGAATGAAGATTTCGTCGATGGTGATGGTGCAATCGCCATTGCCAGCGCCGCCGCTGACGGCATTGGCACCTGCATTGACATTGATTGAAACCGTGCTGAGATTTGTTCCTGCTGGAAGTGCAAGCTGGTAGGTCGTCTGCCCCGCCGCTGCCGTGGTGGAAAGCATCGTACTGACTGCTCCGCCGACGATGGCCGAGATGATCCCGATCCCTCCGTCAGCATTGAAAGTCAAAGACGCGACAACATTGACCATCACGGTTGAAGAAGTGATGACCACGGAGGGAAATCCCTGCCATGTGCAATTGCCGTTGGTGGATATGAGCTGCGACGGCAACCCACCTCCGCGCACTCTAAGCAACGCGGTGGCCTGAACAATCGCCGCAGTTCCTGAATTACCGTCAAAGGCATTCCCCGGTGACTGTGTTGTCCGGCTTCCGACGTCGGTAAAGCTGCTCGGGCTGTAACGTGTAGCTCCAGTAACGTCGGTGAATGGAGTGACCAGAGCGCCGATCAGGAAAAAGCCAACCTTATCGAGGTAGTCTGACTGATTCGTCGTTGCAATCGGGGTAATCGCTCCCCCGTTGAACATCTCGTCGACGTAGTACACCCAATAGAGCGTTGACTGGGCTAGGCCGGACACGATGAAGGGTCCGGCAGGAAGGATCGATATGCTGAGTTGGCCGACAACAGCGGTGAATGGATTGACGATGATCTCCGCTGTGCCATCCGTGAATGCCTGCCCGATGAGGCTGGACTGCGCGAGAGATACGTCCGTCACGACGGACAACGTGATGCTGACGGTGTATCCGTCAAGTTCCGACCAGTCAGAGAACGCGCCATTGGCACGAACCGAGCGGATACGAACGTTGTATTGCTGGCCTGCGATCACTCCGCTGATGTAGCCAAGATTGAGAGCCACATCGACTGACGGAGCGGATAGCCATACCGCTGCCCCGACCTGCTGATACTGGATTTGGATCTCCTTCGTCAGCGTATCGAGCGGAGTATCCCAGGCCACCCCGATTCGGGGCTGCACGGTGCCGTCAGCGTTTACGATTGCTGTGGTAGCGCCTGACGTAAGTGTCAGGTTCGTCGGCGGAGCCGGGTCATATGTGGTCTGGGCGGGAGACGCCGGAACGTCAAGTACGGTGAGTTCATTTACGAGATCCCACTCGTACACCGACTCTTCAGTCTCGATGACAGCTACATTGCACCGAAGGCTCTGAGCACCGCTGGAATCCTGAGCGACGTGAAAGCCAAAGCCGGTTACTTCAAGCGACTTCTCACTCCAGCCATTATTCCCGAACGTGAACTGCATCACATCCGTCGGTTGCATTCCGAGTGAGGCTAGACGCATCTCAAAAGTGCCTGAGCCCTGCTGTCTGTTGCGAAGAAGAGTGATCTTGGCAACTCGCTGCCACTGCGCGACAGATAGCACTGTAGGGAGTGCCATCTCATGTGGAAGTTGTTTGCCACCATCCTCATTCAGCCATTGGTCGGCTGCGAAGCCGTGTAGAACGTCGGAAGCATACTCAGGTGCATTCGTCGTTTGCCAAGCAAACGGAAAATTGTTCTGCACCTGCCCGTTGTAGAAACCGTTGGCGTCGTATAAATCTCCGGCGACGTTGTATGGATAGGTCGGTGCTGTGTAAGTGCCAGTGACACGATTGAACAGATCGCGGCGGCTCCGGTTCGGCGTCCACTGCATTGGCGCGGTGAGGTCGCCCTCATCAAAAGTGAAGCTTGGCCCTTGCCAGAAGGCGGGCCATAGATACCACTCGCCTCCGATGCGGCTATACCGTCCCGCCGCGCCCGCCATCATCGCGTTCAGGGCGTCGATCGGAGCGACAGAGGTGTCGTAGTGATAGTTGGTGGTGTAACGAGATTCGAAGTTCGGCGTGTTCGTCACCGCGAGAGTGACCGACTCGTCACACACATTCGCAGCAGCGACGAGTTGCGGCTGATTGACGGTGTTGTCGCCCAGACCAAATATCGGGTCGGCGATTACGTCGGCGGCGATCAGAGCCCAGTTGGTTGTGAACCCTGTGGTTTCAGTTCTTGGGTCCCAAATGTTGTCCTTACCATTGACCGTGAGACGAATCTCCGGCTCACCTGGGAACAGGTTCGTATTGAACTCGATCTTCAGGTAGATGTAAGTGCATCCGCCGACCCACGGATTTCCTGCTGAGGATGCCGCCCAGTTTGGATCATTGGCGGTGAGCGAACCCATCACGTCGCCTGATACTTGATCGCCGTATCGAGCCTCGGCATAGATACCGGAGTGACCGGTGCCCCCGAAGTTATAAGGGACAGCGTTCGGGCCGGTGTATGTGTTGTTGTCTGCAACACCGCCGAATCCAACGCCGTTGCGGACGCTGTAGCCCGGACCGCTGCCGAGCCAGTGAACCTGACGACCGTCCAAATATAGGTTGAGAATGCTGTCGCTCTGATGACCGGCGAGAACGATGATGTAGTTGAATTGGTCGTGAGAACTGCCGGTCGTGCTGCGATAGATTTCGACTCCGCCTACTCGTTGCTGCCCATAGATGATCTGTCGGCAAGCCGCTGCCTGACGGGTCGTGATGTTCATGCCACGATTCGAGGTAAGAGCGCCTGCTACGGCTCCGGCCTCCATGCTGAGACCGCCGATGACGAGCCCTGCCCAAATCTTGTCGAAGATCGGGGATGCGATAAGCGCGGGATCGTAGAACGCAGCGATGCCCATACCCACAGCTCCCGCTAACTCGACCGCTCCTTGAATTGCTTTCGACATCTAAATGCTCCAACTTCGCTTGACTTGAGTGATAGGGAGTCGCACCGCGCCATGATCGCTGACGGACACAACGTCGCGACCGTTCAGGTGAACCACTCCGGCGATAAGGTTTGGTCCGTTTTGGATGACGACGAGGTCGCCTCGCTTGGCCATGAGTGGATGGGCGTGCTCGACGAGGCCATGCTTCTTCGCGCAATAGGCGGCGGCGTCGGCCACGGTGGTGCCGCCTGTGACCGTCTTGATGAGCGCGAAGGCCGAGGCTTCGTCCGTGTATTTGTCACGGAAGTCGTCGGCGATATCTTTGCCGGTGATGGCGAGGATGGCATTCGCTGCATAGAGACAGCAGTCCCAGGAGCCCCATGCAAACTTCGTATTGGCGTTGTCCTTCAGAAAGGTCGTGAACGGCTTCGTCGAACGATTCAGATTCAGTGACATTGTTATTGCCCCCAGATAAGAGCGAGGTCGTTCAACTGCTCAACCCAACCAAACGCGGTATCGTCGGGAAATTGAATCCGCTGGTCGGCGGAGGTGTATCGGCGCATACTGGGCCGCTGACCATCCACCATGAGGCTTTCGAGTGTGAGGGTGATCGTCGCGGTATCGGCACCGACGTTGGTGTCAGCGGTGTCAACGACACCACCGAATAGCTGATAGGGGCCGAGCAGAGTTCCGGTGTCGCTCATCAGACCGAAGTAGACCGTCGCCGGTGCGCCCTGCTGAATGTCGGTAAGAGATTCGCCCAGGATGATTGGATCGATGCCGCTCAGACTGATCTGGAGGTTGTCGACACGGTCGTCGACGCCTTCCTTCACCTGACCGAGACCCCCGAAGGAGCCGATGCCGACGTAGGTGTTTCCGGCGAAGACGAGGTTCCCTACCCCGGTCCAGATGTAGCGCGTGGCTGATCGGAAGCTGAGCGCAGCAAGAATGACCGGACGGATGAGTCCAGATTCAAGCGCAGCTAACATGCCTGCGTCGATATTTCTCATTTGGATTTCCTGGGAGGTCTAGCGGTACTCTTGCGCCTGAAAACTGAGCCTTGTGAGGCCGGTGTAGTCCTCGGACCAAGTCCGCTTATTCGAGGCGAGACGGAAGAGTCCGACCGGGTTATTGAGGACGATGGTTTCGCCGTCTGTAGGCACTTCGCGTAGCGAAGGCCAGATACTGACGGCGGCTTTTCCGCTGCCGTCTGAGTCGACCGGATCGAGAACTCGATGCAGCCGAAACCCGACTTGCAGATAGTCGCCGGGGACGAGGAGACGAGACTTCGAAGGAGTCCATCCCTTCGTAAAGAGCGTCTGTCCGCCAGCGATGACAGCCACGGAGCCATCGACGACGGGAACGCCGGATACCGCGCCTCGAGGTTTCTTCTTCAGCGGATCGCCGAGTTGGAAGGCATTCGCCATGCCCCGGCACTCCATGAGGAAGCTGATCCAGTCGTCGGCCTGGGGCTGGGTGAGCGGCGGGAGAGTGCAAGTAATTCCCGACCACATGTCCGCTCCCGGCCAAGCCTGTGCCTGCGTCTGCCCCGTGAAGGGGCTGTTGACGATAGCGACGGCATCGCTGATGGAGGGCGCGAACGACTCTAATCCGGGTGACGCGGGAAGGCTGACCACGGAGACGGTGTTACCGCCTAATGTGATGGTTGTAATCAATGGGGTTCTACTTTCTGGTGTCTGAGTCTTTGCGCCGGAGTTGAATCACCAAGCCGCCGCCACAGAGGATCGTGATGAGGCCGCCGAAGATGCGCTCCTCGCCCTTAATCTCCGCGACGTCATTGCCGAGGACTTCGAGGGTGACTCTCTGCGTCTCCGCGAGTGCGTCGGTGGTTTCCAGATGCTTGTTGAGCGCCGCGATGTCATGGTCCTGCCCAATGTCCTCGTTACTGACCGTTTGCTGCACAAAGGTAGGGACTTGAGCATGAGACGGCGGATGATTGCCGCCGAACATGACGATGAGGCACAGCGCGATGCACATCACCTTGGTGACGACGAGGAGTTTGAAACGGTGCATTCTTTTGGCTCTTTCGCTACGGGCTAGTTGCCGCCGCAGATGTAGGTCAGCGTGTAAGTGGTCGATGGGGACAATGCCGCGTTGACAGCGAGATTGATGCCTCCCGGCGTCGGGGTCCATGCAAGCCCCACATATGAAGCTCCACCGGAGATAGTGACTACGCAGTTCGGTGCGTTCGACCGAGTGAATCCCAGGACTATCTGTGCGAAAGAGCCCGGTATCAAACTGCCCGTTCCGGTTGTGAAGGGGAAGGTGCCGGAGAACGAATCGCATACGGGTGTCGAACAACCTCCGTTGCTGCTGGGGCTGGTCGCGCCGGTGCCTATTACGGTCGCTGCGCCATTGAGGAGAAGGAATGGCCCTGTGCCTCCGCCCGCATAGCTGTTCTCTGTGATCGCAGTGGGAAAGGTTCCGCCCACCGGGCCTTGGGCTCCAGTAGCGCCGGTAGGGCCGGTCGCACCAGTTGGTCCTGTAGCGCCAGTAGGGCCAGTTGGGCCGGTTGCTCCAGTCAATCCAATCGGGCCTTGAGCTCCGGTTGCTCCGGTTGCGCCGGTTGAACCCATCGGTCCTGTTGGGCCGGTCTGTTCAATCACAAGGGCGGCAAGGTTCGGCGGATAGGCGTCGAAGTTGCATGCGGAGCCGGAGCACCACGAAGCCGTCGAAGATGGTTGAACGCATCCATATCCGGGGCCGAGCAGATTGTTGCCGGTGATGTTGTCCGTAACGGTAACTTCATAGCAGGCGTTAGCCGGAAACGTCAGAGAGGAATCGGCTACCGATAAGGAGAAGGCCCCGGAGGTGACAGGTGCGGTGACAGGCCGAATGCTGATCTGCCCGCCTGAAGTACCCTTGCGGTAGCTGGCAGGATGGCCGTTGCTGAGCACTGGTGCCCACGTAATCGTTGCATTGCTGATCGCGTTGCCCGCCGCATCCGTCAGGGACGAGCCGGATACAGTGACCATCTGCGCGTAAGCTGACGCGGTAAAACAGAGGCACAAGAGTGCCTTGAGAAAAGACTTCATGTTTGCTCCTAACGAGAGAACGAAGAACGGCGGCGGCGGTCGTCTTTGACCGAGTTCACCGACGCGTTGATGAGGTGTGGTGCGGCGGCATAGATTCCTCGCATGACCGCTGCGTGAGTCTGAGCAGGATCGGTGCTACCGGAGGCGTCGATGTTGATCGTGTGACCACCGCCGCCGCTCATAGTCGACAACTTGTGGTTCGGAATGATGGTGCCGGATGTGCCGGGATTGAAAAGCTCCGGGCCGTTCTCACCAACGACGGCTGGGCCGTTGATCGGTCCACCACCCGCGAGAAATGGAACGACGCCGGAGAGCATGTCGAGGAAATCGCCGCTTGCGCTGCCGCCCCCACTGCTGGATGAGGTCGATCCGCCACCACGGAACATCTTTCCGAGGAGACCGCCGACAGAACCGACTGCCGAGCCGACAGCGTCGGCCATGCGAACGTACATCGGATTGGACTGCGTACCGAGCTTACCGCCACCGAAGCCCAGGGCGCTGAGCGCGGAGCCTTCGACCTTTTGAAGTCCTGTGTCGGCGACAGAGCGGAATACACCAGCGCCGAAACCTTTGAAGTTCGTCCTCTGGCCTGACATAGCTGCGACGATCTGCTGATTGAGGCCTTGCAGAGTGTTGGTGGTGAGGTCGCGCATCTGCGTCGCCGCATCGCGGGATGCCTGAACGAACTCGTTCAGCGCATCAGCGAACCCGACTCCAGCCGACGATGAGCGGCCATTGACTGCATCGCTGTCCGACTGAACCTGAATGTTGCGTTGGGACTGAGCATTCGCCAATGCTGCCTGGGCGGCGGTTACTGCACGTGCATTCTCTGCTGAAGGGTTCGCGGTCTGCGCAGCCATCCGCGTGTCGAGGATTGCTTGCAACGACATCTGGACCGTGATGTACTCCTTGACATGTTCATTCGCGATTTCGAGCGCGGCGGCATATCGGGTGATCGATCGACCCGCCGAATCCGTTAGCTGAGCTTCCTTCTGCTTGGCATCGTTGTGGGCAGTGTCGATCGCTGTCTGATTGCTGTCGATGTACCCCTGCGATGTTTCGTTCGCTGACTTCGTATTGTCGGTCTGGATTCCGGCGTTTGCGCGACTGAGGATGTCTGCGCCTTCGGTATTCTCTATGGAGTTGCGCTTAATGCCTTCAGCGAATGTGGCTTGGAGACTGTGACGGGCCTCCCTCACTTTATCTTGCACCGCCTGATACTGTTCGCTCCCCTTAGCAAAAGCGGAAGTGCGCTGCAACCAATAGATGTATGTCTGACCAATAGACTCGTCGCCCTTCTGCTTCTCGGCGGCGAGTTCCTTGTCCATTGCATCAAGACGCTTTTGTGCCGCAGCTTTTATCTCTGCCGCAGCTTGTTTGGCGGCCTCGTCCAGCTTCGCCTGAGCTTCTTTGGTGGCATTAGCCTCTTGCTCGCCCATCGACTTAATCAGGTTCAGGCGGTCGGTAATGATGCCCTTATCGATGGCTTGGTTAGCCTGGGTATTCTTGCTGGCCTCTCCCCCGTTCGCACCGCCGACATTCTGCTGCTTGACGAGATCCCGACGTGCCTCAGCAACCTGAGCTTGCAGCGTAGCAATTGTGGCTCTCTTAGCAGTTGCCTCCTCGGGAGAGCCGGGGGCGGCGTTGGCGAGATCGTAGGCGTTGTCGTTAAGCTGGTTCTGAAAATACTTCGCCGTGCCTTCACGGTCACTCGTGCTAGCCGTGAACATCAGCTCATGCCATGCAGAGAGGTGGTTCTTTGAGAGCAGTTCACCTAGTTTTGAGTTGCTGGACTCGATTGATTCAGCGAACTTGTCCATTGCGATACGGGCTTCGTCAATGGCGATCTTCTGGTTGTTCTGAGGCTTGTGCTCAAACTTCGCGTGTGCGTTGTCGAGTCCGTCATTAATCAGCTGGAGCTGATCGATGCTTGTTTTAGACGAGAGATTGAGCGATGCGAATCCCTGCTGGATCGCCTTCGGCATCTGGTTAGCCGTCTGGACAAACTTAACCACGTCGCCGATCAGCCTACCGAGGATCATTCCTCCGGCGACTAAGCCGACAACTGGAAATGCCGCCTTCATGACGCCAGACAACAGTTGCGATTGCGAGATCAGACGCTCGATAGCTCGGATGTTGTTGCCGAGAGGATTCTCCAACAGACGAATAGAGGCGGATGCTGCCTGCATCGACGATACGGTGCCGTGACCGGCAGCGTTAGCCTTGTTCTTAAGCTGGTCGAGTTGCCGCTGCGCCTCATCGAGTTGCTTGCTGTACTGAGTGGCGTTGACGCTCAGGATTACATCGACTTTTCCTGCTGCTGTCGCCATTAAGTGGTTCCTTTACCGGATGCTGTCTTTTCGATTTCTTCGACGAGGGTGTTGCAGATCGCCGCCGAGACTTCTTCCTGGGAAGCCTCGAACGCGGGACGGATGAATGAGTGCGGTTCCACGGTTCCGTTTTCCGTGCCTGGGCCGCGAGTCTTACCATTTTCGAGTTGGCGGAGATATCCCCCGGTGACGATTCTGTGGCCGAATTCGACAAAATCAGCGATGCGGCGGGTGTATTTGCCAGGGCCGACGATGGCGATCAGGTTGCCCTCATCATCGCGGCTCATCTTGGTTCCGATGTCCGTCCGCAGAGCGCCGTCTGGAAGCACACCGCCCTTGCCGACCTTCTCTGGAGCACGTTCGGTGATTGCTGCTTGCTCGATGGCCGCACCGGCGCGGAGAGCTTTGCGCTCGATAGTCTCCCGCTGCTTGGTGGACAGATTGTCAAATACGGCCTTGAGGTCGGTCGTCTGTACGTCGATATTGATTCCCTCGTCCATTACTTCCTTCCTGCAATCAGAGCGTCCAGTGATGCGCCGAGGGCGAACGCGAGATTCTCACGACGCTTTTTCGTCATGCGGACTCGGTTGCCGGGGGTGTCCTTTGGCTTCGAATCCGAAAGCTTAGTAATCATGAAGTCATTCGGCACCGTAGCCTTTTCGTAGTGTCTGAAGGCTGTGTTTGCGATCACCGACGTAAGCTGCGCGAAGAGGAATTCGTTGGTCTGGTGTGCGCTCTTGTGCCGTCGCATCAGTGCGGAGAATTGAGCCGGAGTGAGATCGAAGAATGCTTCCTCGGACAGGCGCAGGTCGTAGACGGCCTGCGACCAGTAGCGCATCCACAACTCTTCGGAGGTTGGAACTACTCCGGCTGCTTGGGGTCCGCTTTGGAGCCCTCTTTGGAGTCAGCAGAGCGAGTCGAGAGAGTGTAAGCCTCGACCAGCTTTTCTGGAATTGAGTACATCTGCTCGAACGGAACGAGGTCGTAGACCTTCTCCAACGTCAACTCCGGCTTGTGTGTGACGAGTGCGGCGTAGAGCAGCGCGACGGTGTTATTGGCGTCGAACTTGCCGAGCGAGAGAAGAATGTTGAAGTCAGGTTCTGTCTTCTTGATTGCAGCTTCAGCGATGGCTAGAGCACGGAAGGTGAAGCAGAGGAAGTAAGTCTGACCGTCGGCCAACGTGATTGGTACTTTAGGGAGCATCGGATTAACACTCGGCGTGAGAGGAGCTTTCGTCTTAGACATGGATTTCCTTATTGGATCGGCAGGAGGAGAAGGAGAGCGGTCACTATATCCGTGCCGCTCTCACCTGATTAGGCTCCGGGGGTGACGGTGATCGAGTTGATGTCGATGGTGAATTTGCCCTGCGAAACCTTGGTCTGCGACAAGTCGAAGCCACCGGCCTCAGTGACGATGCCGGAAATCGCGTACAAGCGTCCCGTGGTCGTCTCACCCCAGAGCGGCTGAGGTAAAAGCTGGAGGGTGAAGTCGTAAGCTACGCCAGAGTTACGAGCGGCAAGCAGAGCCATCTGACCCGCGTTGGTCGGAACGAAGTTCATTGTTCCGGACAGCTTGCCGAAATCTAGCAGGGTGCCAAGCTTCTTTACTATCTGACCGCTATCGAAATTCGTGTTGTTGGTGATCGCGACTGTCTGGCTGTCGAGCGAGAAATCGGTCAACTCACCAATTGGGGTGAAGGTCTCGGTGCCGGTCGAACCAGTCGGACCGCCGATGGATAGGACGCTTCCTGCGCCGAGGACTACTGCTTTGCTTGCGACGGGGGTGAAAGGCATGATGGTGCTCCTTAAATGCGAAACCGCCCTTTCGAGGCGGTCGAGTGAGGTTGAGATTGAAATGCGTGAATCTAAAGGTTGGCGTACAGGTAGAACTCGGCTACACACTTGTGTTGCAGAAGCTCATGATCGAAGTCATCAATCGGCTGGATATAGTCGATAAGCTGGATGCTTCCGCCGCTTCGCCGGTTAAGTTGCGAAATCACGGCTGCGCGGAGAGTCGCTGCTTGAAGATAAGAGCCGTTGCCTCCGCTGGAACCATCGCTCCAGCAGTTGACCTCGACGCGATACCGTTGTGAGCCGGTCGTGTCCTGCGTCGATTTGGATGCGCCGCCGACAATGCGGTAGTGAATAGCGGGCATCTCCGCGTCGGGCGGCAGTGCATTCGGATGGATACGATTGCCCACAATGGCTGCGACGGGTGAAGGGATGATGTCGCCGCCAGTTTCGCCTTCGCCGAATCCACCCCATCCAATTTCCTGCGTCGGAGCTGCGAGGAGCGCATAGAAATCTGTCTCGACCATCGCGTTACTCCTGAGCTTTCACTGCGTAGCACATCAGGACGATTTCCCGATTGGCTTGCTTTGTGTTGGTGACCGTCTTGATTTCATAGGTATGCACAACGCCGGTCGTCGGTTCTTTGTAAACGACTCGCTGGTTGGCGGAGATGATTACTGAGGAAGTCCATCGCAGGGTTATGCGATTTGCGACGGAGCTCATGAACTCGGCGGTGGAGTAGACGCGTTGGCTCTCCTGAATGTCGATGGAAGCCCAACAGGTGTACACGGTGGACCATACGGGGACAAGGCCGCCCGCTGCATCCTGGGTGGTGGATTGCGTCTGAATATGAATGCGGCGGTTGAGTTTAGGAAGCGGCATAAGTTACCAATCGAAGGTGTCGAACACTTCCCCAGCGAGAAGCTCCGCAACGCCAAGGGGAATTGTCTTCAGGTTTTCGTCCGATGCCGCCTCGCGGTGATCGTACCAATGCTTCATCAGCAGGTACATCGCCCAGATAGTCGTCTGAGGGCAGGTGTTTTCGTCAACGCCGTCGCCGTATGTGCCAGCGGTGAAGGCGACTCGCACCTGACCGGGGATGTAATTCTGCTGATAGGGCCAGGTAAAGCCGGGGGTGGGCGAGATTCTTGCCGGTTCGGAGGTGAGATCGACTCTGTAGTTCGCCGGATCAATAGTGATGACGGTGACTCCGTCGTTTGCGAGGTAAGTAATGGACTCAACACTGACCGTCGCGGGCTTGGGAATCCTGATCGTCAAGCCTCGGTAATACCAGTGCATGAAGTAGTCGTGAGCCGTAGAGCCTGTCGTGCTACCCCATCCAGGCCAGGGAAAGTAGTCGAGCGTGAGGATCATGCTGCGGTTGAAGATCGCCCGATTGGTGATCTTCTCTACATGCTGTCTGGCTGCTGTAATCAGAGCCGTGATGTAGTCATCATCCTCGGAAAAATCAACCCGGAGGTGCTGTTTCGCCTGAATGAGCGTGATCGGCTCGGCGGCGGGCTGACTGGTTTCGCGATAGGACAGGGGCAT